CACAGACGGTTGTATTCTCTTTCCCTGTGAAGGTAGACAAGGGTGCAGTATTCCGCACCGATATGTCCGCGATTGAACAATTAGAGATGTGGTTGATATATCAGAAGCATTGGTGTGAACATAAGCCTTCTGTTACGATCTCTGTTAAAGAGCACGAGTGGATGGAAGTGGGTGCGTGGACATATAAAAACTTCGACTTCATGAGTGGTGTATCGTTCTTGCCTTTCAGCGACCACACTTACAAGCAAGCACCATATCAGGATACTGACGAAGCGGGATATAAAGAAATGCTAGCACGTATGCCAAAAGATATTAACTGGGCAGACTTGAGTGAATACGAGTTAAGCGACACAACCGTAGGAAGTCAAGAGCTCGCTTGTGCGGCGGGTAACTGTGAGATAGTATAATGGATGAATTCAACTACACGTTAGAATGTCCTTCTTGTGATTGTAAAGTAGATATCAGGGTTCGGTTCGAAGACGAGCTACCCTGTTTCTGCCCTATGTGTGGCGAAGATTGTAATGAAATTTGGGCAGTAACAGACTGACTATATAATTCTATGAACTGGTATTTTGAAGACAAATTGTTTGCGCCTACTGAAGAAGAGTTGTCAGTTTGGCAAGGGTTTGTTTATGAGATAGAAGAAAATGATACTGGAATGAAGTATATCGGTAAAAAATACTTTTGGAAACCTAAGATTCTTCCAGTCACAAAAACTCGAAAGAGAAGAAAGAAAACTCTTGTGCAGAGTGATTGGAAGGATTATTTCGGATCTAACAAACTGCTCAAAGAAAATGTTTCGACAAAAAGTGTTTTTAATTACAACAGAAAGATAATTAGACTTTGCGAAACTAAAGGCGAATGTTCTTATTACGAAGCGTTATATCAATTTCAGTATTCGGTGATATTGAGAGATGATTATTATAACGAATATATTCAATGTAGGATACATTCAAAACACCTGAAAAGCTAAATACTATGATAGGAAAATATTATGGCTTATCCAAGAAGAACTAGGGAACCTCATGAAGTATTTGGAGAGTTCACTCAAGCAAAATCTCGAGCAGAAAAGATAGATGTGCTGAAAAAAAATCAAACAGCAGCTTTGACAGATATTTTACGCGGGTTTTTTGACGACCGTGTACAATGGCATCTCCCTGCAGGCGCACCACCGCCATATACACCCAATGTTCCACAATCGGTTCCCTCTTCCCTTCTCAAGCAGCATTTAAATTTTAAATATCTTGTCAAAGGTATTAAAACAGCAGACGACCTTCCTCCATTTAAACGCGAAAAACTTTTTATTGATATGTTGGAGGTTGTTCATCCGGAGGACGCTAAGATTTTAGTGTCTATGATCAACAAAAAATCCCCAGTGAAAGGATTGACGAAAAAAATAGCACAGGAGGCTTACCCAAACTTAATCCCAGATTAATTATGCATATTCCAAATCGATAACAAGGAGACTTGCCTATGGTAGCAACCCAGATAGAAAGACTTAAAAAAGACTCTAGGGAACTTGGAAATTATATCCATAAGTTAAACAAAAAAGGGAAACAAGAAGCAGCATATAAGATGACTAAGAAACAAGCGTTCTTAGATGCTGCAATAAATCAAGTCACGAGGGGGTGATCCTAATCTAACGGATCCCCACGGTGGGGATCCACTTTAGGATAATGCATAAGGAACCAAAAGTGCCAACATACGATATGAGAAATGTTAAGACAGGTGAAGTGGAGGAAATGATCATTCCTTGGTCGAAAAAAAAAGAAATGCTCGAGTCAGGAGAATGGGAATCAGTTCATTTAAAAATGGCGCCAATTGTTACCCACACGGGTAATATTATTAATAAGACATCTGGCGACTGGAAAGACCTCTTAAAGAAAATTAAAGAAGGGTCAGGAGGTAACAGTGGCTTAACTGCAGAACAAAAACGTACTCATGGGTTTGCTGATAATACTATCAACACATGAAGAAACAATCGCAACAAATGCCTCCTATGAGAGCAGTACCAGACATGAAGATTCGTCTGGATCAGATGGACACAATTTCACCTATCACACCCCATCAAGAAGACGCTTGGCGAGCTTGGCGAGACGGTGATCATCTTGCTCTAACCGGCACTGCTGGTACCGGTAAAACCTTCCTCGCAATGTATCTCGCGCTCGAGGAGGTTATGGATAAGAGCACACCGTTTGATACGTTACATATTATTCGAAGCGTGGTACCGACTCGAGAGATTGGTTACCTTCCTGGCACAATAGCAGAAAAGCTAGATGCATACACGGGTCCATATCGAGCTACTGCCACAGAGCTGTTTAATGATGTTAAAGCATATGATAAACTAGTCTACAATAATTTTGTTACTTTTGAATCAACTTCCTACATAAGAGGAATGACTTACGACAGTAGTATCATACTGGTTGATGAGATGCAGAATCTTAACTTTCACGAACTAGACTCTGTTATAACTCGAGTCGGGCAAGCTACTAAGATTATATTCAGCGGCGACTATTATCAGAGCGATTTTAAACAAGAAAAAGATAAAAGTGGCGTTAATCGATTCCTTAGCATATTAGACAATATGAAATCCTTTACTCATGTACAGTTTGGATGGGAAGATATTGTGCGGTCGGACTTTGTTCGTGACTACATAATGACTAAAGAATGGATGGGCGTCAAATGATATGGAAGCTATAATAATCGGCCATGGCCCTAGCTTACTCAATAAACAATACGGCTCTTATATCGATTCGTTCGAATATGTTATAAGACAAAAAGCCAACGCAATAACATATACCAAAGAAAACCCTGAACACTATGGTTCTAAGACCTATGCTATTGGCGGGTCAACTGGTCAGTACAATGCAATATCAAAACTGAATAACGTTCAGTGTTGGGTGTTTATCGACTCTCGAAGAAACCCAGAAGATGATTACGACAACAGGTTTAATAGCGAGACTGTTAAATGTAATCAGGCGCTTTGCCATCGATGGAACCAAGTCTTTCGTGATATGAGAACTGACGACTGGACAAGAAACGAACAAGAAGCGCAAGCCCATTCTGATCCGAAACTTGGTCACAATCATATGTCTTCGGGAACACATACACTTCTTTACACTTGTCATTACCTTCGACCTTCTAAGATATATCTCCTCGGTTACGACAATGTGCGCAGCGGCACTTTCGGTTGGTCTGTCACAAGAGGCGAGCATTTTAAGAATTACGGCGACCATAGATATGATGTAGAACAAAAAATGCTACCTCTTTTCGAAAAAGAATTTAACACTAAAATAGAATTTGTAATATGAAAGTTTTTATTGGGTATGACCCTAGAGAAGAAGAAGCGTATCAAGTTGCTCGGGCCTCAATACTTGAACATTCGGACGTTGAAGTAGAACCGCTAATCCGGTCCGAGCTAATGGAAAGGGGTATATTTCGTAGACAACACGACCTAAAAGCGTCTACTGAATTTACAATGACACGGTTCCTTGTTCCTTATCTAAGCGACTACAAAGGGTATGCTTTGTTTGTTGATTGTGATATTTTATGTAACGCGGATATAAGGTCTATCCTAGACGGTGTGGACGAATCGTGTGACGTAAGTTGTGTTCAACACGAATACACACCCAAGGGCGAATTTAAAATGGATGGTAAACTACAGCATGTTTATCCCAAGAAAAACTGGTCTTCAGTTATGCTCTTTAATAATCAAGCATGCTGGAAATTGACTCCCGACGTTGTCAATATTGTAGACCCCTCTTACTTGCATCAAATGCGGTGGGCAGATAACATAGGTTCTCTAGATCACACGTGGAACTATTTGTCTGGGTATTACCAAGATATAGATAATCCTAAGATAATTCATTACACTGATGGAGGTCCATGGTTTCCTCAATACGAGAACTGTGACTTCGCAGAAGAATGGAAACAAGCGGCAAAATTACTAAAGGAACCCCAATGAACAGAGAAGAAGTTTTTGAAACATTAAAGATAGACGAAGGCGTCGAATACCAAATTTATCTTGATCACCTTGGCTATCCAACTTTTGGAGTTGGCCACTTGGTTACGGACAATGATCCAGAAGCAGGGTTGGAAGTTGGCACAGGCATAAGCAACGAGAGAGTGTGGGAAGCGTTTGAGAGCGACCTTGACACATCAGTCGCGGAATGTCAGGTGCTCTTTCCTGGAGGAGCGTTCGACGATTTCCCAGAGGAAGTCCAGCAGGTAGTCGTTAACATGATGTTTAATATGGGTCGACCACGTCTTTCTAAGTTCAAAAAAATGTTAGCTGGATTAGAAAGCGGTGATTTTAAAACAGCAGCACTTGAAGGACGCGATTCGAAATGGTATAATCAAGTAACTAATCGCGCAGAAAGGTTAATGGCTCGGCTGGAGAATGTCTAATGGCGCAGGCAATTAGTACAACTAAAGTGCAACACAAGCCCAAAGGTACATCCATCGGTAATGGGCATTTTAACACATCCTCTATGAATAAAAAGAAAAAAGCGGATTATAAAAAATACAGAGGACAAGGTAGGTAACTTAAGTGGCGAAATATTCAAGATTTGATGCAGATAACAAGAAAAGAAACAAAGATAAATATAGAGCCGAACGAAAGAAAGTTCGGCTTGATGATAATGAAAAGAAATTAAATTATGAGAAGATTGATATATCAAGTTTACGTCGGAAAGAAATCTAAGTTATATGACGGGTGTGTTGCTTCTGTAGCAATATATTGTGCGCGACATAACATTGAACACATTGTTCAAAGAGAACCTATCCTTCGTATCAAGCCAAATGTCTTTGCAACAAACCGTAGTAAAGAGTCCTATGAAAAGCATGGTGGGTTTCTTCCCATCTACGAAAAAGAAAACGCCTTTGACCATCTGAAAGATTATGATCAGATTGCAATTGTCGACGCTGACATTTACATTCGAGAGTCTGCAGAGAATATATTCGAAGACTTCGGTACCGAGCATGCGTTTGGAGCAGTACTCGAATCATCAATGCCGATTACAAATCAGTATATCGCAAAGATTATTAATTATTCCACAATGCAATATCGAGGTCTTTCTAAGAAACGTAAGTATCGAGAAATTGCAAAGATGGGCTATTCTTTTTACAATATGGGATTAATTCTTCTTAACTCTAAACAGTTCGAACCTTTCCTCAAAGGATTGTCTCCAAGAGATTGGATAATGCAGGAAGACTTTGTTGATTTTGTTGATGGCCAAGGCGCGTGGAAATGGAGCACAGACCAGACGTTGCTTAATTATTTCCTCTTTAATTCTAAAGTACCCACGAAAGATCTTCATTGGAAATGGAATGGTTTGTTTACTGCCAACACAAAGATAAAAGAATGTTCTTTTGTGCATTTTTTCTTAAAGGATAAATTGCCGGCAGGTGGAGAAAAATTCGAAGAATTGCTTAAGCATATATGAAAGCTCAAATTGTCTATACTTCTTCGCACGAAATTTCAAGGAAGTCTGGTTTCGAAAGTCTGTCTTCCTTTGATTCTAAGAAAGGCTGGGATGTATCTTTAATAGAAGGTATCGTTCGTGAAGACTTTGATGACCTTGTGCAAGGAAATAAGTTTCGTAATGATTTTGATGTCAAATTTGCCAAGAACGGTCGCCTATGGATGATGAAGAATGGTAACGACCCAGTCTGGAAAACAAAACAAGCTTGTGTTTTTAATCATCTATATTTCTGGAAGAAAGTAATAGAGTCTAACGAAACACAGTGTTTTATCGAACACGATATTATCTGCGTTGCTGATGCGGAAGACTACGAATTCGAAGACTATCTAATACTGAATATGGGCGACGCGTTTACCAATAAAAAATACCCCGTGCAGAAAAACATACGAAATTACCCTATTCCAATGGATAAAAAGTATAACAATCTTTTGGATGATAAGAGCTACCCTTTGGTGTATAATAAGAGTAATGAATGGGCGAACGCTTATATGGTTCCTGGAACTGCCTCATATGCAATAACACCAGCCGGAGCGAAGAAGATGCTCGAAGCGGCCCTTACAATCGGCCTTGATCAATCTGATTATATACTGAATACAAAGAATTGTAATATTCAGTATATTAATCCTAGTCCGGTTGTTTTCAATACACAATACGTTACAACTAGTTGGGGAATGTAATGATTAAGATTCCAGGAGCAGAAGGTAATAATCGCATACCAATGGTCGCAGTTGATCAGTGGCAAATGATAGAACATAGAAAAAAACAAGAAGCAGAACACTGGGATAAAATTCAGGAAAGGAACGCGCTCAATTCTATTCTAACAATTGAGATCAATACTACTGAACTTTGTAACCGCACATGTGTATTCTGTCCTCGACACGACCCAAAAGTATATGACAACCGAAACCTTCACCTAACGGTAAAAGGCGCTACCATCATTGCAGAGGAACTCGAGCGGTCTTCTTTTGAAGGCAAGATATCCTTCAGCGGGTTTGGCGAGAATCTATTAAACCCTTGGTTCCCTGAAATCATCGAGGTGTTCCGCAAACATAGACCAAGTAATGTAATCGAATGTAACACTAATGGCGACAAGTTAGACGAGCATTACGCTCGAAGAATCTTTGACGCTGGGATGTCTATAATTTACGTCAACCTTTATGATGGTATGGAACAGGTAGACCATTTTGACGAATTGTTCGACCTTGCTGGTATTACTCAAGAAAAATATAAGTACCGAGTGCACTGGGGCGGTATGGAGAACCATGGCCTCGTGTTAAACAATCGAAGCGGCGTTGTTGACTGGATGGGTATTGACGAGTCGACAATTGAAGCTGTCAAGGACAAACCCTGCTACTATCCCTTCTATAAGATGTTTGTTGATTGGAACGGTGATTGTATTCTTTGTTGCAATGATTGGAATAGAGAACAAGTAGTCGGTAATCTTATCACACAAAGCCTTAGTGATGTGTGGTTTGGTAAACCAATGACTAAGATAAGAAACAAACTGAAGAAAGGTAATCGTACAGAAAAACCTTGTAATAAATGTAATGTGGACGGCACTTTATTTGGTAAGCCATCCTTTGATTTTATTAACGCATTAGGCGCAAACAATGAATAACATATTTACCCAAATGAGTAAGAAAAACGAAAAACAAAAAACGTTTACCGTTGACCATCCTTCGTCAGTATGGAAAAAATTCAAGAGTCCTTTTCAGGTCGCAAATTTCTTAAGCAACCAAGAAAGAATGCTAGATGTAATGAAGCTACTCAGCCCTCGAAAACCAAAGGGTATGAAGAAAGTGCGAATTGGAGAACAGAATGATGGAGGTTATGTTTTTCTTGAGGACTTATTAACAAACGGCAAGGTCGCTTATTCTATTGGTATCGGTAAGACTGTCAAATTCGAAGAAGCAATTGAAACATATGGTCATCATATCTGGATGTACGACCATACCGTCGACGGTAGTCGGTTTAAGACACCCAACAGGACAATCCAGAAAATAGGAATTGGTACAAATAACAAAGGTGAGTTTCAAACATTAAAAACAATGATTGATAGTAATGGTCATCAAAAAGAAACCAATATGCTTCTGCAGATGGATTGCGAGGGAGCAGAGTGGGAGGTCTTTGCCAATATGAATTCTGAAGACCTGCTCAGGTTATCTGGCTTCTCTCAGCTTTGTATTGAAATGCATTGGTTTGTCTCCTATTTCTCTCGAGCAGACTCGACCGATCTTATTCAGAGGGCATTAACAAATCTTCGAAAGAACTTTACGCCATGTCATGTGCACGCGAATAATTGGTCGGGGTTCTATAAGATTCCACGCGTGCCGCCAATAGCAGAAACCTTCGAAGTTACTTGGGTGCGCAATGATCTTGTAGAATGGGACGACGCCGCCGAAGAAATTTATCCAACAGAATTTGACTCGCCTTGTAACGATACAAGATATGAAATTGAATTGGGTAACGCACAATGGTAAAAAACATCGCAATACGTTCGATGTCTATGTGGCGAAAAGAAGTCCCGTATACGACTCCAGGAGTCGGCGATAGAATACATGCTGTACTGTTCGGACAGAAATATGCAGATGCGCATGAGTGTGATGTTGTTCTACATTTAACCTCTGACAAATATGGTAAGCAAGCTAAGAAAGACACATGGGCAGCATTGAGTGAAATGACACGAGGTAAAGTTACTGTCAAAGCGTGGCCGGTCTGTGGCTTAACTGAACCCGATTGGATCCAATACCTCGAGGCTCAGGGCGTAGAAGAACCACAAACTTATTACTATAAAGACTGGGTGGACCTGCAACCTCTAGGGCCAGTTAAAGGTATGGATCTTATTGACGCAGACGAATACCTGACAGAATCCCCCGTACTTGAACCCATTGATTGTTCTAGACAAATCAAATTACCGGCGCGCTATGTAACTATTCAATGGGATTCAGCAGACGGTAGTAGACAATTGTCCCCAATTCTATTGAATAAGATTGAAAATAAGTATAGAATGAAAGGACTAGATTTAATAGTAGTTGGAGGAGAAGCTCGGAAAGAGCATTTAAGAACTTCTCTGCAGCATGTAGGGTTCTGTATGGCGCATTCTGAAGGCCATGTTGGGATTGACTCAGGAATGTTACATATGGCAACACTCTACACACCTTGGGATAAAATAGACGTTTATAATCCAATTGGAAATATTAAAGGCAAATCATCACACCATGTGCATCGACTGCAGAAATATGGCGCTAGTGTTAATACATACGTATAAGGAAATGAAAAATGAAAGCTTGGGACGAATACAAATTCGCGAACACTGTTGAAGAAGCTCAGATTATACAAGAAACCCTTCTCACAAAAGACATTCCCGAAGAAAGCCAAAACTCGTTTAAACGATTGAAGTCGTTAATGCGATATGCTGCAAAATGTAATTCCGTAAAAGAGATTGGTATATTTCAGGGCAGTTCATTAATGGCAATGATGACTCAAGACAGCGTAAAACAAGGCGTTGGAATTGATATTAATCTGACTGCATTTAATGCACATTTGAAACCTTTGTTGACTGAATACTGTAGCCGTACAGGAAAGACATTGAAAACTCACGGTGTCAGTTCTTTGGACAAGTCAACTGTAAGTCCTGTTGATATGCTACACATCGACAGTTTACATAAACCCGAGCATTTAAAAAAGGAATTACAAACGCACCACGAGTCAGTATGGAAATATATTGCGTTTCACGACATAAAACAAAATGACTGGGCGTTGCTCAAAGTTATTGAAGATTTTTGCAGTACAAACTTTCAATGGTCGGTTGTAGAAAGGTTAACTGGTGGCGGCGCAGGACATGCCGTGATTGCTCGAAACGCGACTGAAGAAGACATGGGAGAAATTCAAAAGAAACCAGCTGGGCCAACAAAACGTATTAGCAGTTAAAATGGGAATGGGAGATGATATGTTTTTTCTCGGCGAGGCTGAGAAAATCTTTAAAGAAACTGGCCAACTAGTAAGGCCAGTTGGTAGTGGTAAATCTCCTCTTTTTAATAACGTTGAGTTTCTATCGGACAGCGGAGTAACTGTCAACACAAGAGACACCACTCCAGAAAAAACAGACTATAAAATACAGTATATGTGCTCAGAGGAGAGAAGGACTATTCTGGGTAAGAAAATGGTCTGGCGACCATATAAGATTAAACCTTTTCATATTCGATTCACCGAGAAAGAATTAGAAACCGCAGATAAAATTTTAGAAGAACACAATGTACCAAAAGAGTTTGCTGCGATCAATCCTGACTTTAAAAATACATTCTTCGGTTCGAATAAAAACTGGGGGTTTAAAAAGTATCAAGAGTTGGTGAATAGATTAGACATACCTTGCGTTCGAATAACACCAAAAGGAATCTACAAAGAACCTTTACTTAATGGCGCAATAAATATTGAGAGTGAAGACGTTCGTGTCTCTTTTGCTGTATTGAGAAAGGCGAAGTTTGGTGTAGGTTATATCGGAATGTTTATCCATGCTCTGGGTGGTATGGGCATTCCCTGCGTTGTCTTGCAGGGTGGTATTGCAAACACTTCACTTGGTGAATATCCTGGCCATATCAATATTGAATATGACCATCCGATATCACCCTGTGGCAACACTTACGATTGCACCCATTGTGCCGACGCCAATGAATGGATGACAGTTGATATGATTTATAATGCATGTAGGGAATTAATATGAGTGATCACACGATACAATTCGGCGGTAAAATTTACCCTAGACTTCAGCAAGAAGGATTTGCGTCTCAATACGCATTTCCCTTTGCGGCTAAGATCTTAAAGGGTAAAGGAGTTGATGTTGGCTGTATGAAACCAGAGTGGGCGTTTCCAGGTGCAATACCTGTTGATCTAGACTTTGATGACGAATGGGAAGCTATGAATCTGCCCGAAGGTGAATTAGATTATATCTTCTCCTCGCATTGCCTCGAGCATCTACCGGATTGGGTTGGAGTTTTAGACTACTGGCATGATCAATTAAAGGTTGGCGGTCTTCTGTTTTTATACCTGCCCAGTTATCAACAAGAGTACTGGAAACCTTGGCACAATCGCAAGCATGTTAATGTTTTAGAGCCACACATTGTCCGTGACTATCTTCAGTCTAGAGGGAGATGGCGCGAAGTCATTGTCACAGATGGATTCGACTTAAATCATTCTTTCTACGCGACTGCCAGAAAAGTTTAATGAAACCAACCCCGCTGTATCCAAATCGAGTTGAAGAGCTATGCCTAGATCATAAGGTAAAGATTCTGGTGAACGGTGCGTTTGATATTCTGCACACCGGCCACATCGATTTGTTTATGTATGCTAAGTCTCTGGGATATGTAATCTGCGCGCTTGACAGTGACGAGAGAATACGGCAGAATAAAGGAATAGATCGCCCAGTTAATTCTTTGGAAGTTAGAGCCAAGATTTTGTCTCGTATAGTTGACATTAACGAAATTTGGACATTTAACAGTGACTTAGAATTGATTTATCTTATGAATAGAGCAGACATGAGAGTCATTGGTTCTGATTGGAAAGGTAAAGATATTGTTGGTGAAGGTCTGATCGATATTGATTTTTTTGGAAGAGTAAATGATGAAGCAACCACAAACACCCTTGAGAATTATATTAATCGGCGAAACTTGTTGGGACACTTATAGGTCTGGAGCAGTAAATCGAATAAGTCCCGAAGCTCCTGTGCCCGTTTTAGATTGGTCCGGCGAGGAAACTTCCCAAGAAGGTATGGCAATGAATGTTTGTCAGAACCTTAAAAACCTTGGGGTTGAGGTAGAACTTCATACAAGGTTTGTTGAACAAAAGATAAGATACTTTAGCGGTCAACATCAGCTGTTGAGAGTAGACACTCCTCTGTTTGGCTGGTCTACCTTTGACCCCGAAGAAATAGAAGAATGGAACCCAGACGCCATCGTCATCTCTGATTATAATAAAGGGTTTGTGTCCTACGACGCCATAAGATACATTCGTACTAACTATTCTGGACCGATGTTTATTGATACCAAGAAGCCAGACCTGCAGCAATTTGACGGAATTATTACTAAGATAAATACTGACGAATGGAACCGAAGAGTCAGCGATCATCCTGATTCAAACCAATTGATTGTTACGGGTGGTGGTGGTAAGATTACATCTGGCGAAAAAGAATGGTCACCAGAACAAATAGAAATGGTTGATGTTTGTGGTGCAGGAGATACTTTCTTTGCAGCTTACATTGTCGAATATTTGCAAACGCATAACAAATCAGATGCAATAGAATTTGCTATGAAAGCCGCTGCAATTACTGTGCAACATTTAGGAGTCTATGCTCCGACACTGGAAGAGATATGACTAGACTAGAAGGGTTTGTAGAAAAGGCGTGGGGTTCAGAATTAATCTGGGCAACGAACGATCTGTATTGTGGTAAGTTAATGAAGTTCAACGCGGGTTGTTCGTTCTCTATGCACCTACACAAAGAGAAAGACGAGACTTGGTATGTGTTGTCGGGTAAATTTATTCTTAAATTGATCGACACAAAAAATGCTAGTGTCGCAGAGCAAATCCTAAATACTGGGGATGTGTGGAGGAACGAACCAATGCTTCCCCATCAACTTTATTGCCTCGAAGAAGGAACTATCATTGAGGTATCAACCCCTGACTCTGTGGAAGATAACTACAGAGTAGCGAAAGGAAAAGGCCGAAGGTAAATTAAATGAGATATATTGTCGACATAGACAAAACTATCTGTTTAACATTAAACAGTAATTACAGTGGTTCATTGGCGATAAGAAAACACATTGAAAAAATAAACTCTTTGTATGACGCGGGTCATGAAGTCATTTACTGGACCGCTCGTGGTGCCACTAGTAATAAGCTCTGGGGGAAATTAACTAGAGAGCAACTTGAGGAGTGGGGATGTCGTTATACAGAACTCTGGATGAACAAACCACAATATGATGTGTGGGTAGACGATAAAGCTGATTGGATATTTTAAAATGAAAGTAAAAATTATTGTAATGCACGGAAATGGGATTTCAGAAAGAGGTTATAACGCCTGTCGTCGTAGTGCAAGAAAGGCTAATGGCCCTGCGTTTTGGATGAACATATTTAAAGCTATACGCCCATGGGAAATTGAAGACCTGCAACAGAAGTATGGGTTATCATACACATATCCGACGAAAGAACCTAGGATAGATTTATCATCAGGCTTGAGTCTTTCACCCTATGTTGGAAGTACAGATACTCGTATCGCTTGTTTCTTTTCTCACTATCTCCTCTGGAAAGAATGCGTGGACACACAAGAGCATTTTCTTATTCTAGAACATGATGCGGAATTTGTTAACCTAAGTAATTTCGAACATCTTGAGAATTCTAAGTACCAGATCATTGGGATTAACGATCCTCGAGGTGCAACGCGTCGCTCACAAGAATATCATAACTTGGTGCAAGCAAGCAATTACGCAATTGCTCCTCCTCCATACATTGATGATATACATGTGCCACAAGGGCTTGCAGGCAATTCAGCCTACTATATAAAACCCCTTGGTGCACAAAAACTTATTGAGCTTGTTGATCAGCATGGCATTTGGCCCAACGACGCTATTATGTGCAAACAACTACTACCTGGACTGTTGGGTCAAATTAAAAACTATTATACAAAAGTGCAAGGGTTAGTTTCAACTACTACTACATGATGAAATCATACGTAATAACTATAAAAGATAATGTTCTTTCTGAGCAAGCTGCAGAAAGATGTATTCGATCGATGCCAGATTTTAACGTATTAAAGTTCTACGGCATTACTCCAAAGGACAACCCTCTAGAGATATTGAAAATAGAATCAATACCTGTTTCTGGGTTCCAAGAAAAGTATTCTTATCTTGAGTCTTGCATTGCGGCGTTTCTTTCTCATTATGCTCTATGGAAAAAATGTGTAGAGGATAAAGTAGAATATCAAATCTTCGAGCACGATGCTTTCTGCGTCGGAGAGTTACCTGAGTTTATAAATTATGACAAAGCGATATCTTTAGGCAAACCAAGTTATGGCAACTTCAACACCCCACTAGTGTTAGGAACTAATCCTCTTGTTTCCAAGCGTTACTTTCCTGGGGCGCATGCGTATCGAATAAAACCAGCTGGCGCTAAAGAGCTGGTCGCGCGCGCGAAGGTTGATGGTGGGCCGACAGACGTTTTCTTACACCTTGACAAATTCCCTTGGTTGCAAGAGTATTACCCTTGGCCGGTAGTCGCAAAAGACTCTTTCACTACAATACAGAAAACGCAAGGTTGTTTGGCGAAACATAATTGGCATGATGGAGTGGGTTATGAAATCGTACGATAAAGTATTTGTAACTGGTTGCGACAAAAATACCGAGTGGCAGTTAGAATGGTTCTTAAAAAACTTTAAGAAACATAATAAGACAATACCCATCGTCTTCGCCAACTTTGGAGTGTCCGATGAAAAGCGAGAATGGATCTACAAGGTAAGCGCGTTTGATGACATTATCGATATTCCTAAGCAACGAATGAATGGGTGGTTTTTAAAACCTAAGACATTGAATCTTATAGATGCTCATAAGCTCTGCTGGCTTGACACTGACTGTGAGGTCTTAGAAAACGTAGAAGACATATGGAATCATTGCGAACCAGACAAGCTTGGGATGTGCGAAGACAGACCATGGTCTAAACGTTCTGGAGAGAAATGGTTTAATTCAGGTGTTATGGCAATTATAGATAAACCAAGAATACTGGGTGCTTGGATTGACGCGTGTGCCAAGAAACCAAAACAAGGCGATCAAGAAGTTTTGCATTTTATGATGGTTAATCCGATAAACCAGATTACTCATATTAGCCAGTTACCACATATGTATAACTGGCTACGGATTGATGTAGAACACGATTCAACAGATAGTGTAAATAAAAGAATTATGCATTGGACTGGTGAAAAGGGTAATAACGTGATAAGGAAGAAAATTTATAATGGTTGAAAAAGTTTGGCATGTAATAGGTAACGGCGACCTCGCGGCAGTATACAAATTTAGAGAAAGAGTAGGCAAAAAACTAATCTGTAATATGCCCCCTTTCGAAATGCCCGCTTCCGAAGTGTATGGCACAGCAATGGTCGACTTCAAGATGATGATGGCGTTGACGGGTGGTTCGGTAAACCTTGATATGTATCCATGGATTTTAGGCACTCGGCCTCGAATGTGGATGGATGATCCTAAACAATCAAACTTCTATTTAAAATATGCTCCGAATGTTAGAGAGTTTTATACGGACGTACCAAAATACGCAAAGAACGCCACTAACTTTAATTGTGGAATGATGGCAGTACACTATGCCATTCACAAGAAGAAAGCAGACGTTGTCCATATGTATGGGTTTGATACATTGTTCGATTTTAATATGCGCTCGATTACAGATCTTTATTTGAACAGTGATCGAGGCAATATAAACAACTTTCGGCTTATAGAGAATTGGAGGCCAGTGTGGAACGGTATCTTCAAAGAAGCGGAGAAAACAACGGGAACAAAATTTATTCTTCATCACAATCATGACAAGCTTAAAATTACCACCCGCGATAATATGTCTGTTGAAACCTATGACTTGAAAGAAGAAAAAAAGAAGAGTAAGATAAAGTCTTCTGGTGAAGAAATTACTAAAGAACAATTTAACAATATGAACCGCCACCAGAAAAGAGCATATGAAGCTCAACTTCGTAAAGGGATATTAGGATAGAATGTTTAAACACGCTCCGGTCGATCTAGGGTACGATGATTTATTAACAGAACAGAAAAACAATAAGAGGCATTATCGCTCTGGTTCGAATCTATACCCGTCAATCACAACTGTGTTGAGTATTTTGAGCCAAGAGGGAATCGCTAAATGGCGTGACAAAGTCGGACACGAAGAAGCGGATAAGATTTCATATCGAGCTGCAACACGGGGTACAGCGGTACACGAAATAATCGAGAAGTACATAAACAACGATCCAGATTATCAATCTGGTTATATGCCAAACATTATTGGCAATTTCTTATCCGTTAAGGATGTGTTAGATGAAAGAATCGGTACTGTCTATGGTCAAGAGCTACCACTTTTTTCTGATCATTTACGCGTTGCTGGGCGGGTCGATTGCGTTGCTGAATTTGACGGCAAGAATTCAATCATCGACTTCAAAACCAGTCGAAAACGCAAGCTACGAAAATACACTACCAACTACTTTCAGCAAGAATCTGCCTACGCTATTATGTGGGAAGAACGTACCAGAATGCCAATTACCCAGCTCGTTACCATAATTGCAGTCGACGATTCTAAACCGCAAGTGTTCATAGAACATAGAGACGACTGGGCTCCAGAACTTCTTAAGACAATAAAACTCTTCGAAAATCAATAGCTTACCTGTGGTTTTATTCCATCGTTTTTCAAGGTATAATTACCTTGTAAGCAAAAAAGGACGGAAAAATGATAGCAGTATACCAGTGGCACCTCTCTAACGAATTGTCTGACCTCATTAATCGTGATGGTTGGATGGCTAATGAAACCACTACGGCTTACGCTGATAAGGGTTGCAGTTGGATGATTGATGATGGTCAATTTGACGCTGCTAAGTGGTTTGACCAATATGAATTGGTCGCTACCTGCAAAACGGATGATCCTGAAGAAGCGTTTGTTCTGATGAACCTCTGGAATGATCCTGACCGAGTTTGCAAAATCGGTGCTCAGGTCGCTTCCTTGTCAATTGGTGATATCCTTGAAGTTGCTGGTGGTAAATTTCTTCTCTGTACTGGTGAGGGTTTCCAGGAAATCTTTCCTGTAAACGGCCATATCACTAGAGTTGCTGCTGGTTAATTTGAAGAATATCAATAACTTAGCTGTGGTTTTATTTCAGGACTTTACATGGTATAATTACCTTGTAAGCAAAAAGGAGTTAGCGTAATGAATAGAGCAACTGTCGCAGTCAGGTCTGTCTTAATAGGTAAAAAGTTTGATATCAGTTTTCCTATTGATGGCATGTTTCGGATTGATTTTACAGAGAAAAGTAAGTATGGTGTTTACCAGCTGCCTCTCACCTTGAAGAATAAATTCTTAAAGGGCGTCCCGCTGACAAATCTTCCTGAAGAGCAGATTTCTGTTATAAAAAAACTAATTGAAGAGGTGGCGTAATGGATCGAGTTAAATTAAAACATGAAGTGGGTTCGGTGTACATCCCTTTGGATCGACGTCGCAAAGCTGAACATAGGTTTGAAGGCGCGGAATTCGATGAAACTTTTATGCAAGGCGTCATTGGTTCTTTTATCGGTTCAATGGTTATCTTTGGAACCCTGTTCGCAATCGTGGTGATTTTATAATGGGTAACGAAATGTTTATTTTTCTGGACAAGCTGCGAGAGAGTGGTACAATCAACATGTTTGGTGCACCCAAACTTCTGGAAGAGACTTTCGGTTTGAGTAAGAAAGAATCCAGAGAAGTATTCAAAGCGTGGACCGAAGCGTTCCAAGCAAACAATACCTTCCCCGCCAAAGAGGAGAAGTAAGTAAATGAATCCAGTAGATCTAAATGGTAAGTCCTCAGAGGAATTATGTGATTTGCTTCACGAGTTATGCAAGACACATGATTGGACATTCATGATGTCAGACTACTCTCGTTCTTATCACAAAGGACAATTTCATGCAGACCAGATCGAGGCTGTTGGTCGGCGTCTAGATAATTTAGGGTTCGGTCTGACTGCCAAATACATCATCGATGGGTGGAAACCGAACAGTTTAAAAAAACGAGGATATTTAGTCTAAGATGGATACCTTTTTCAAAATAACGCTGGGTGTTGTATGAACGATTTCTTCTTGAAGGAGAAAGATCTTAGGGAGTTGATGATTCGTTATCTCGATTCGCTCGTATTGGAGAAGCATATTTTGACGAAAAGCACGCTTGATAAGTACAAGTTCAGATTAGAACTTGGCGAAAAGTTAACGTCCAAAGAGTTCACGGTAATCGCCAAGTTTTTAGATCGTGATAGTCGAATGACTAAGCGTGAACTTCGCGAGTACTTTGATCTCATTATCGAGAAGAAAGGAAAAAAGTTTTAAAAAACAGTGTAAAATATACCGATGGAGATAATACATGAGTGAATTAATAACCAACCCAAAAGCGTACCTGAACGGTTCTTATGTTAACTTTGAACGCAACGGTAAACGTGCGACTGGTTTTGTTTCGGAAGTCTTTGACGAAGGTTTTGCTGTGGACATGGTAGTCCACGACGACAAGGGTTTTCCTGGTCATAACACCGACTATACCATTTTCGTTAAGGATGCGTTTGCATAATGAATTTAAGAGAAATGTTTAAAGATGAGGTACTCGAGCAATTGGTGCTCGAACATCTAAAAGAGGATCTTGAATGCGTAATACCGGAGGATCGTCCACTAGTAAACGCATTACATGTTGTGATCGCATATTACAGTGTACCTGGAACTTATATGGAAGGAGCATTTGATGGACAATAGTGGAGTAAGTTTAGTTGGTATGACAACACCTAGTGCGTCTACTGGATGTCATACCGCTGCAGAGTTAGTAGCATATGCAGCAAGAGTAAGTAACCCAAACAATCAAAACAATACGAAAACAGCAAAGAAACTGTTGAAGTATCTAATTAAAGAAAACCATTGGTCGCCTTTCGAAATGGTTTCAATCACGATGGAGATTAAAACGACTCGAGATATTAGTCGTCAGATCTTACGACATCGTTCATTTTCTTTCCAAGAATTCTCTCAACGATATGCTGTCAGTGAATCGTTTGTAACAAGTCGAGAAGCTCGCAAACAGCACCCTACCAATCGCCAGTTAAGCCAGAAAGACGAAGATCCAGTTGTACAAAGTAAAGCACAGGAAGTCTTTACAGAGATGCAAGCAGAGGTCTCTCGAGTCGCCAAAGACTACTACGAGATGGCACTTAACACTGGCATTGCTAAAGAACAAGCCCGTGCTCTGCTTCCAGAGGGACTCACAGAGACGACTTTGTATATGTCTGGTACCTTGCGCTCTTGGGTTCATTACTGTGAACTTCGAAGAGGACACGGCACTCAGGCTGAACATATGAAAGTCGCGGATAAATGTTGGGAAATAATTGGTGTACATTTCCCAGATGTTGTAGCTGCATTGGAACCAAGTAATGACTGATTATCCAGAAGGTGTTTATGGTTGGGTTTTTAATTACGATGAGGTAGAATATAAACTTCGTTGTAAACAAAAGATGTATTGGAAAACTTATAAGTTCAAAGCGACAGACGTGCAGCTGATTGATAAAGCTGTTGATAAAGAAATGAGACAGACTATCGCAGATAGTCTTAATTTGGAGTTGTAATGAAGCAGTTCTTTGAGGAAGTAAAAGAATCCTTTAAGGTTCGAAAAATCTATCAGGCGCGGTGGGTATGGTACCACACCATACTCGCGGTAGAGCTGTTAATTATCATTTTTGTTTTACTAGGAATCCTTGTTAAAATATGAATATCTTTGACCTTGATGATGATCCAAAGAAGTGCGCTATAGAACACAACGACGCGCATGTTGTTAAAATGTGCACAGAGTACGCACAGCTAATGTCTACTGCTCATCGTATCCTCGATGGAACTCTTTGGTATGGTAAGTCGGCGACTGGTAGAAAGATCAAAAGATATTATCTAGAGAACGATTCGTTCAACAAGACTATCTATCTTGCTTGTCATAACAATCATCCTTCTAACATATGGCTTCGTCAAAGTGAAGCCAATTATAGGTGGCTATATACAATGTGGTCATATTTACTCGAAGAATATACCTATCGATATGACAGACAACACGGTGCGGGTAAATTAAAAGAATATCTATTTTGGTCTCCTACAAATATTCCTAAAGACGTCGGTCTAACAAATGTTACTCCTGCCATGGGAAACTTTCCGGATTGCATTGTTGAAAATGATTCTGTAGAATCTTACAGAAATTATTACTGGGAAGCCAAGCGCAACCTAGCAAAATGGAAACGAAGAAGCCCACCCGATTGGTGGATTCAAAGAGAACAAGTAGAGTATAACTTGTTAGAGAAAGAACTTTTTCAGGAGCCAGTACATTGAACGGTAAAGGAAGTAAGCCGAGACCGCTAACAGTGTCTCAGAATGAATTTGATGCACAGTGGGATCTTATCTTTGGAGGCAAAGGTATGAAATATGATGAACATAAACGTAAAGTGAACATTACCGAAGAAGTGAGTAAACACTGGTCGGAAAACGGCAGGAAAGAAGCTGTTGTGATGAAGAGCGAATTAGGCTATTCGGTTGACCTGTATGAACGGTCACGTTTCGTTAGAACGGTAGAATGTTTTGATAAGTCACTGAATTTTGCAGAAGACGTTGCAGAGAACTTTTGTTTGGGGATGATATAATGAAAATCGTAGTTGCAGGTTATGGCGCAGTTGGCGTCGCCATCGAACGATGTTTGAGAGATACCGAGGCTGATGTTTATATTGATGACCCCGCGAAAGGCCATTATTACTTA